CAAGATGGCACAAAGCTTTCCGTTGAGGCTTATGAAAAGCTAGGTGTCCAGGTAACCAATACCGACGGCTCTCTGCGTGATTCGGACACGGTCTACTGGGAAGTTATCGATGCCCTGGGCAAGGTCGAAAACGAAACCGAGCGTAATGCATTGGCTATGCAAATCCTAGGCAAATCCGCACAGGAGTTAAATCCGCTGATTGAGGCCGGCGCGGAGCGAATGAACGAGCTGGGTGAACAAGCCCACGCCGCCGGATATGTGGTCAGCGATGATATGCTGTCCGCCTATGGCGCGTTGGATGACCAGCTCCAGTATTTAAACGTCGGTGCAACGGCGGCAAAGAACGCCCTAGGCACGGTGTTGCTTCCGGTACTGACAGACCTTGCCACAGAAGGCAACGCTCTGCTTGGTGAATTCACAAACGGTATCCTCGATGCCAACGGCGACATCAGTAAGATGAGCGAAGTCATCGGCGAATTGCTCCCTCAAGTGCTGGATATGTTCATGGAGTTTTTGCCGGAACTGATGGAAATTGCCGGTGAAATTGTCGGCTCTTTGGCAAATGCCATCGTTGAAAATCTGCCCACGATCATAGACACCGCCGCACAGATTGTCTTTATGCTCCTGCAAGGGCTTATCGAGGCACTTCCGCAGATTGCAGAAGGTGCATTGCAGTTGGTGTTGGCATTGGTCAACGGCATTCTTGCCAACCTACCGATGCTCCTCAACGCCGCTTTGCAGGCGGTTGTTACCCTGGCAACGGGTATCGCAGAGGCACTGCCTACTTTGATCCCCACTATTATCCAGGTGGTTGTCCAGATTGTGCAGACCCTCATCGAGAATTTGCCGATGATTTTGGATGCCGCCCTTCAGCTGATAACTGGCCTAGCACAAGGTGTCCTGGATGCTCTCCCGGTGCTGATTGCGGCACTGCCGGAAATCATATTGGGCATTATCACATTCTTACTGGATGCGATTCCCCAGATCATCGAAACGGGTATACAGCTGATTACCTCCCTGGTGGCAGCACTACCGGAGATTATCACCGCCATCGTGGAAGCAATACCCCAAATCATCGAGGGTATCATTACGGCGGTATTACAGGCGATACCCCAAATCATTCAAGCCGGTATCGACTTGCTGATTTCCCTCATTCAAGCACTACCGCAGATTATCACCACTATCGTTGGTGCAATCCCGGACATCATTACCGGCATCATCAACGCCGTTCTGAATAACATCCCCTTGATTATCCAAGCTGGCATACAGTTGTTGACCTCTTTGATCACCAACCTACCCACCATTATCATCGAGATTGTGAAGGCAATTCCGCAGATTATCACGGGCATCGTCAGTGCCTTGGGCAAGGGTGTATCCCAGATGGCAGAGGTCGGCGTCAACCTGGTCAAGGGCTTATGGCAGGGCATCCAGTCCCTTGCTTCTTGGCTGTGGGATAAGGTCTCCGGATGGATTTCCTCTATCTGGGACGGAATTTGTGATTTCTTCGGCATCGCATCTCCCTCGAAGGAGATGGGCTGGATCGGCGAAATGTTGGTGGACGGTTTGGCCGGCTCCATCAACACCAATGGTAAGGAAGCTGTGAAGGCAGCAGAAGGTATGAGTGCGGATATTACCGATATCATGCACGGTCTTGCAGAGGATATGGAAACGGCACTGCCTACCGATTTCTCTGTGGACGGCGACATTGGTGCTACGGTCAAGGCATCGGCAAGTGGTGCTGTTGCACCCACCGGCTTGCAGTTGGTACTGAACATCGCAACCTTCAACAACTACACAAACGAGGATATTCAGCAGCTGACCAACGAGGTTATGGTCACTGCCGGTCAGTTCGCAAAACGGAAAGGAGTGGTATTTGCGTGAATTATTTTGAATATAACGGCGTTAGTTCTTTGGACATGGGGCTGCGTATTGAAAGTAAAAACGTGTTTTCTGCTCCTGAATATGAGGTGGAATTTCTCTCCGTTCCCGGCAGAGACGGTGAACTGATCGCCGGCCCGGGAAGGTATCCCAATGTGCAGGTGACCTATTCTGTGTTTCTGCCTGCCAAGTCTACGCAGGAACTGGCAGAAAAAATTACGGCTGTAAAGGAATGGCTATATGAGGAGCCGGATCGGTATCACGACCTAACCGATACCTATGATGCAGAGTTTTACCGGAAGGCGGTTTATGCCGGGAAACTGGATATCGAGGATGAGCTGAACCGCATTGGTGTGTTTACCGTTAGCTTCTCCTGCCTGCCTTTCCGCTACAACTTGGCTGGCTCTCGGCCACATAGCATCACCGCTTCCGGTACCGTGCTGACAAACCCCTATATTACGGCAAGCAAGCCTTACCTCAAAATCTACGGCTCCGGACTGGTTACCCTCACAATTCAAAACAGTGCCGGGAACAGCACTTGGAACTTCCTTGACCTGGACGATTATATCGAAGTGGATTCTGAACTGATGAACTTCTACAAAGGTCCAGAACTACGAAATGATATGGTCGTTGGGGACGGCTTTCCCAAGCTGTGCCGGGGACAAAACACCATATCTTTTACCGGGAATGTCTCTAGGATTGACATCCTGCCAAGGTGGGTGACCTTATGATCCCTGTACTGTTTCGGGCTAATTCGACAAATTTCGACACTTATGGCATTGGCGTTCTCCGGGACTGTACCTTCTGTGAGGTAACGGAGGAACGCAATGGTGCGTATGAGTGTCAGTTCAAGTATCCGGTAACCGGAAGTCTGTATAAGGAAATCGTAAAGGAACGCCTGGTCAAAGCAAAGCCGAATGATACGGCGGCTGACCAGGTGTTCCGTATTTATCGTGTTTCCACACCTATCAATGGTCAGATTACAGTGTATGCCCAGCACATCAGCTACGATCTGTCCAACATCGCCGCCCTGCAATTTGAAAGCGAGTCCGTTTCCCCGGCAAGGGCGATGGAGCATATCTTTCAGCATACTGCAACACCCCACAATTTCACCTGCCAAACGGACTATTCCACTCCCAAGGCGTTCTCTGTTGCAAAGCCCCAAAGTGTCCGGGCTTGCCTTGGCGGTGTTGCCGGCTCCTTCCTGGATCTATGGGGTGGCGAATACGAATGGGATAACTTCAAAGTCATCCACCACCAAGGTCGTGGTCAGCAGACCGGTGTTGTCATTGAGTACGGCAAGAACCTCACCGCCATGGAACACGATGACGACAATTCCGGCGCATACACGGATTTGCTTCCCTATGCAGTCCTAACGGCAGAGGACGGCACAGAAATGGCGGTAACCTTGCCGGAGGTGCTGATCCCCATTGCTGATACTACCTTGGTGCAGCGAAAGACGCTCATTAAGGATTTCACCGAGTATTTTGGCACAGAAACCCCGGTAACTATTGATGGGCTACGAGCATACGCCAACAACTATCTGCTAAACAATCCCCTCGGCACAGCAATCCCTACGCTGACGGTTTCCTTTGAGCCTCTTTGGAAACAGCCGGAATATGCTGCTGTTTTGGAGCGAGTTTCCCTTTGCGACACCGTTACCATTCGGCATTCTGTGCTGGGGATCTCCGCAAAGGCAAAGGTCATAACCACCGTTTACGACACCCTGGCGGAGAAATATGTGTCTATCACTTTGGGTTCGGCAAAGGCGAATCTGCTGAATACCATATCTTCCACGGAAGCCGCCGTGGAGGAGGTTGCCACACAGGTCGATAGATTCCCAACCCTAATGAACTCTGCTATCAAAAACGCTACAGGACTCATCACCGGACAGACCGGAGGCTATGTAGTCATTCACACCGCCGATGACAACGGGCAGCCCTATGAGCTTCTCATCCTGGATGCTCCTACCATTGAGGAAGCCGTGAATGTGTGGCGGTGGAATGTGGGCGGCTTGGGCTTCAGTAGCAACGGCTACAACGGTCCTTATGAGACAGCTATCACCGCCGACGGGCAGATTGTTGCCAACTTTATCACTTCCGGCACACTGGTTGCCAACATCATAAAAGCCGGTGTCCTACAATCCCAGGACGGCTCGTCCTATTGGGATTTGGAAACCGGTGAAGTGGTGCTTCGCGCTTATGCGACCTCGGAAGAGGTGCAGGAGCAGAGTGACCGGATTACCGGAATTGAGGAGCAGAAGATGTACCGACTGGTTATTTCCAGTACCCACGGTAACATTTTCAAAAACGGCAATATCAAAACTACACTATACGCTACCGTCTTTTCCTGGGACGAGAATATCACGGATACTCTTGATGAAAATCAGTTTATTTGGACTCGTGTATCGGATGACCCGATGGCGGATGCTACTTGGAACGCAGCACATTTTGGCGGTTCAAAAGCCGTCGACATCACCGCAGAGGATGTGGATATCCAAGCCACCTTCTTTTGCGATTTAATTGATACTACCACAAGAAAAAGCCTACTCGGCTAATTTAGGAGGTTTTATATGAGCAAGGCACAAGGTCAATTTACAATTGTTGACTACAATGACGCGTTAACCCTAACCGGTTATATTGGGTCCAATCTGGCGAAAACCCAGATGTATAACCCCGATAACGACACCTATACCCCTAACTGGGCTTCCACAAACCTGGTGCTGACCCCCAGTCTGTATGTCATCGGCACTACCACGGATCAGATTACTTCCAGTAGCGTTACCTCTGTGAAGTGGTACATTGGCAGTTCCAGTACCGCCATTACCTCTTCCGGCAACTACGCTCTGTCCGGCACC